TAATTCTCACACGGAAAACAGGTTTATCACCTTGTGCATAAGTTTTAACATCAGCAAATTGTCCATAATTTTGAAGAACCTTTGCAGGAAGAACTTCATCAAGACCAACTTCAATTAAATTGAAAATTAAATTCTTATTTTCACGATACTGTGCGTATGTTCCCGCCAGTTCGTTCATTTCATTTCTAAATGTATCATTTAAAGCCTCATAACTCAGCTTCTTGTCGCCAAAAGCGAATGCAGTAGAAGGATTTAATGAAGCCTTTGCAGTAGCCTTAGCTAATGCAATTAATTGATTTCTATCTAAAGCCATTATCTTATCCTCCTATTAATTATTTAATTCTCTGCAGTTTTACTGCAGGTTGTTCATCAGCAAGATCATATTCTTTTACAACTTGGAATATTGGACCTGTTGCGTTTTCACTAGCTGCCGCTAAAAATCCTTGTGCATTAACAGCTAATTTATTTCCAACGCTTAAGCTTGGACCAGTTACCGTTGCATCCGGACCACTAGCCGCGCCTGTAAAAGTATTAGTTGTAAAAATATCACCAACATTTGTCTTTAAAAGACGTGGATAAATTGTTTTATCAGCCATTTCCTTAGCTAACATAACAAAATCTTTATAATTCTGACGTCTTTCGTCATATAATTTTACTTCATTAAAAACAAGCATCCATTCGCCCTAACCATCTAAATCAGCACAGTTATTTGCATAATCATATTTTAAAAACTGACCATTCTCTAACTGAGCAATAGGGGTTTTATGATCATTTCCACCCATCGCAGGAAGCTGCGCATAAATCTGTCCAGTATATTGTGCAGATAAATGATTAGGTTCTACTTGTCCATAGCCTTTTCTTGTTACTGTAAGAGCCATATTGAACAATCCTCCTATTAAAATTTACTATTCATTGTAGACTCAACCGCCTTAATCCAATCTGGTGTTGAATCTTCTCTATTGTCAACATTAAATGTAGTAACAGGATTTTCCATTCCCTTCTTATTATCTTCATTTTCAGAAGAATTATCTAAATTAAAGTTGACCTTCTTTTCAAAACAAATTACAGCAAGTTTAGATTTAATTTCATCAAGAGTATACTTAACCTTATTTTCAATTACATCTTTTTTATCTTCTTCAGATAACATATAAAATTGATTAATTAAATCATCTTTTTGTTGATTTTCAACGTTTTCTTTAAATGCTCTTAAATCTTTTAATTCCTACTCTAAAGCGGAATACTCAGATTGTAAAACATTAAATTTTTCTTCAAGAGCTGTATATTTCTTTTTATCTTCGTCTTTATCATCATCATCTTTATCATCTTCTGAATCTGATGTAGCACCTTCATTAGAAGAATCTTCTTCTTTCTTCTCTTCTTCTTTTTCTTCTTCTTTCTTTTCAAAAGTAGACTCAGCGCTTGCATTTTCAGTAGATAAAGATTCGTTTACACCATCTTGATTTTCAATAGTAAAAGTTGTTTTATCTTCTACTTGATTTTCAAGATTGTTATCTTTAATATCAGCCACTGTGTTGCCTCCTTTTAAAGCATTTGTTAATTCTTGCATCATTTCAAACAAAGTATGTTTGAAATTGTTATCTAAAGTAAATGATGCACTAACTTGCGGAGCAGTCACAGCTGATCCTTCAAAACAAGGTTCTACATCATCACCTAAAATGCAAAGTTTAGAAAATATTGCGTCATTAATAATAAAAAACTCCATATTCTATTTAATATTTGTTGACCAATGTCCTTCTAAACTTTTTTCATCAAGTTCCATTGAATGAGGCTTTCCACCATCTTCTAAAACTTGTTTTGCTTCTTCAAATTGACCAGACCATAAATAACCAGTTGTCATAAGATATGTTCTAACAATAGAATTACCAAAATCATCTTGATCCTAAAAATCTTGAAACCAAACTTTAGCATCAGGAGAAACAAAACCATAAGGTTTTGTTAAACAATTAAAATGAATACCTTCATCATCCCAAATCAACTGTTCGCCATGGTCCGCAAAATCTTGTTTATCTTTTTTATAATAACCAACAATAGGAGCACCACGAAGTGTTTTTGCCATCTCCGTTGCAACATCCTTAGAAATATAACTTCTATTACGATTCTCTCCAATATATAGTACTTTAATCTAGCAAGAGGACATTAAAGGATTAATGTCCAATGGCTGAAGATTAATAAACTAAGGAGAGTTAATCGTAGCAATACTTTGGTGTGCTAATGCCATTTCTCTTCTCCTTATTACATACTTTCTTTATTCTGTATTGTTTTATCGCTTTTTTGACTATCTTCTTTTTCGGGGCGGCCGGCGCCTTCTCGACCTGAACTGGACTATGGTTGTTTTCCGCTTGTAGTTCCACGATTTTGAAGGGCCTCCGCGTTCATAGTATTAGAAGTAAGAGGCGGAATAAATACACGAACAAGATCTAATATATCATTTTCAAAATAAGCATTTGCTAAAATAGAACTTTGAGTTTGTCCAAGCGCAACTTGAGGTAACATTTTAGTATAACCCATTTGTGCTTGTTCTTTATACAACTTAGCCATTTCTTTATAATTATAAATAGTTGTTGTTAAAAGTTGCGCTCTATAATAACAACGTTTAGGAGACTTATTAAATGGTTTTAACATCAAATTTAAAAATGATTCAAATTGTACCAATAGATTATACATAGAAGCTTCATCATTTAAAATAGAATTATTTAATGCTGTATTTCCATCACTATTGAATTGTAATTGAGATACACCAGCTTCATTATAAACCGTTCTCTATACTTTTGCTAATTCATCTACTGTTGTAGTATTACCTTTATCAGACATATCTGCAACATCAACATCCGCAAATGTTGTTAATACGTCCACACCAATTGCACGGCTTAACATTTTTACAGCATTATTATGTAATTCTTGTGCCTAATCAACATCAAAAACTAGATCTCCATTTTTATCTAATGGCATTTTTTGAATAATAATTTTTAAAAGTTTTTGAGCCATTTTTTTCCTATCTAAATCTTGAGCAGCATCCAAATCTATAATAGCAGGAATAACAGAAATAAAAGCAGGAAAATCTTCTTCGTTTATATTAAATTTTATAGTGAATTTAGGATCGAGTAAATACCAACCATTATCATCTCCAGGAAACGCTGGAACTAATTTATTCTGTTTATATAATCTATACCCTTTTTTAAACTATTCTGGAAATAAATTTAAAATCCTAGATTTCTGTACATCATCTTGGAAAAAGTCATCAAAATATTTCATGTTAAATTCAACTGCAGGTCTATTATCTACTTTAAAACGAGATCTGCAATATTTTGGATGTAACTATTGTACAGACATACGATTTGCTTTGGGAATTAAATAACCATAATAACATCCATTTCGAATTACCTTTAAAGCAACTTCTCCACAAAAACGTTTTACTTCAAAATCCTAAAAATAATTTAATACACGAAAAAAATTTGTAAACTGTTTTTTCTTTTCTTTAGTCTAGGCCTATGAATCTATATCACCAAGGCCCGCACTACTATCAATTAAACCTTCACAATTAGCAATATAAGGAGTAATAAACCAATCATATTTATATAAATAAGCCATATATCTACATAATCGTGAATAAATACCACTTGTACGATAGAAAAAATTGGAAATATCTCTCATTTTATTAATATCTCCATTATTCATAGCTCGTAAAATTTCTTTTTTATCTCCTAAACTTGGATTAAGACGTTTATACTAACCTAACGATAAAACCGCGTCATCTAAAGTCTTAACTCCAATTTTTATTTTTGAAAAGTCAATAGGAGTATATTTCTCATTGTGGTCGTCAGTAGCAAGACGCATATTAAAACCCTTTGCCTTTATTTCTGCTTTTCTATCTATCAACGAAGCCACCTTAACCTTTCAATTATTAAAAAGTATCTGCTAAATTCATAATATAATCATAACTAATTTGATTTTCATCCCAATAAGGAATTAATATTAATTTTATATTATGTTTTTTACAATATTCACGCTTTTCCATATCATAAAACTGTTGTTTTCTTAATCCTGATAAACCACCAAACACACTTTTTGGTTTATAATGTTGGATACCTTGATACTAAATTAAAAATTCTAATTCATCATTATCATCAAAAACAGCAAAATCAAAACGTAAAGCATGACCACCTTGTCCAATTAGATCAGGAAAACTATATTCCTCCTTGAAGTTTAAGCCAGCATTACTTAAAATTTCCTCTATTTTAATTTCTGCACGAGAACTTCTCATAAAAAATATTATTCCCCTTTCTTAACTGCTATTATATTTTAAAATCTAAATCAAACATTTATAAATTTTTGTCCTTAGTGAGCTGTAAAAAATGAGAATTTACTTATATCACGTTTTTTGCGTTTTCTCATTCTATCTTCCTATTGTTTAATAAAATATAAACCATAAACAAAAGCAGAAAATTTATCTTTTTTAATACTTCTACTATCTTGTTTTAAAATAATATTAACGCCTTCATTATCTTCAACAAGATTTAACATCTGTTCTCGTAAAACTGTTGTTAAAACAAAAGGACGCAAATAATCATTTCTTTGATCTATAGACATATTTTGACCTGTTTTTGTTTCCATCATTTTTGCTTTTGCTTCTGATTCATCAATTAAAAATTTAATTTTTCCACTTGACATTTGAGTTTGTGCATAAGAATATGCCTAAGTATTAATTGGGGCATTTGCTTTTATTTGAAAAATAGCATCCTTTTCAACATCATTAACTCCTCTAAAATAAGCTTTATACACACCCTAATCATCATTATCAATACCAAAAGGAGGTAAATATTCACCATCATCAGTTTCTTGTGCCTTTACCATAAAATCAAGCAAACCTATACCTAATCCATTAGTATCAAGAGCAATCTTACGCGCTTTGTATTTGAAATATATTTTTTTAATATGAATTGCTTGTTGTTCAAAATGCTAAGCATCATAAGTATATAAATTAACAAGAGACTTAATAGAAGAACCTTGGGGCTGCGGCGTCACTTTGAAAACCATAACCTAGGTTGTACATCCAATACGACCTACGTCAACGCCTAATACATAATAAGCAGATTTACTAGATCTTCCGCTAAATTCATTCTCAGGTTGTTTTAATACTCTATATTTATCAAATTTTTCTGCGGAATAGAACGCATTTTCTGCATCTCCAGACCAAATACTTCTATACTCTCGATCGAAAGAATCTTCATTGAAGGTTCCCGCAAGTTTCAACTGCTCTACAAAATCTTCATCTAATAAACCTTCTGTAATAGGTGTTTCATATGTTCCACCCATTATCATAACTTCATCAGGCTAAATTAGACTACGGATAAGAAGCTATATTAGTTTATCGTAAGCGAAGCTATTTTTCCATCCTGCAGTAGTAATATAAATCTGACTTTTATTAATAACTTCTTCACTATGTCTTGTTCCATCTGGAAGTAAACGATTAACGTTTGTGGTAGGAATAATAATTTCATTTAGTGCTGTTTGATCTATTAACACACACTCTTCCATTAAACCGCCCGTTCTTCTTTGTCCTCTACTACTTTCTTTCGCAGCAAGAATATTTATCTTAGACCCATTTTTAAAAACATAACTAACATCATCTTTTGACTTTTTAGAAACTCCTCTACTCCAGTTAATTTCATTACTTAATGCAGGAATAAGTTTACATATCTATTCTATTTTTGCTATCGTAATTGATGCAGCCTGCTCTTTACCACCCGTAGTAACAAATAGTTCAGCACCGGGATATAAAATACATCTAAG